ACATACCGCGAGAGAGCATTTCGCTGAAATTTGGAACAACACCATTAAGAAATCCGACATTGACCGCTTCGGTTGGAATGCGAATCCGTGGGTGTGGGTCGTAGAATTTGAGCGGTGTGAAAAGCCAGAAGATAATCAAAATTAGAATTTAAAGGTAAAAAACATGGCATGGTACGCACTTTATAAATGGTATAAAGATTGGAGCAGAATAGGATATCCTAATATGATTAGTTGGTATTCTGAAAAGCTGAATCCACCAATGTTTACAATATTAGAATTAAGAGAAAGGATAAAAACAATATGAAAGCGAAAGAATTTGCAAATAAATTCGGCGTTTCGGTAGAAGAGATGTGCAGGATAACAGAACTGTCACGTCAGGGTTTAAATGATATTGTGAGCGGAAAAAGTCCAAAGCCAAGTAAGGCGAAGCGAATTGCTTTACATAATTTGAGAGATTATGCAGCAATCTGCCGTGCACAGGATATTAAGAAAGCCAATGAAGATTATGAAAACAGAATGAAAATGGCTGAAATATTTTATGTAAATTAAAGTTTAGGAGAGGAACATATGAAAGAGACGATAAATAACGACGCATATTTAAACAGATGTAATTGTCCAGTATGCAATAAGAGACTTTTCCGAGGATCAGAAGATAGAATCTTTTATTGTGAGAATTGTGGAACCCAGTTACACCAGAGAGCATTTACAAGAGAAGAAATAAAGGAAGCCATTTTTCAGCACGAAATGGACGAATATGAAGATTAAGGTTTAGGAGAGTTAAAATAAATGATTCATGCAATATGTGACTTTTGTGGAAAAGATTGTGACAGAACAGCAACTTTATTATCAATGACACCTTTTCAGAATTTTGCAAGGTATCATACAGATAATGAACCGTATGGAAATAGAGAAAAAACTAGAAGTTTTGTGATTTGTTACGATTGTTGTAAAAAGCATAACCTTCCGAATCCGTATGAAACATATTCAGGGATTACTAAGCAAGAGGGACATTATGAGAAATGCCTTGATAATTACACAGATTCTGATCTTATCGAAGATAAAAAGTACGATAAGAGGTTTGATTAAACTTAAAGAGAGGTAGAGCATGAGATTATATCAGGGAAATGCAAAGGAACTTGTAGGGAAAAAGATTGATTGCCATCGAAGAATGGGTGGTTGTTATCCGATGGAAATTATGATGGAATTCCGTATGTAGTGGATGCAGCAGGAGTGTGTATGCCTATTCCAGAAAGGGAAGATGACTTTAATTGTTGCAATTTTGATTTTGTAATTGACTAAACTGAAAGAGGTCAAGTCAATGTCAAAATATGTAGTTTAGGAGGAAAATTGAATGAATTTAGAAAAGCAGAAAGAGAATTTTAAAGATCACATTGCCACTTTTACAGACTATGGCAATATAAAAATATTAGATTTTAAGAGACCAAACAGTTCGGAGTACAGAATAAGATTTTTGTTTGAGGAAGATTATTGCAGACTTCATATCAGCGGAGATTTAGGAGAACTGATTGCAAGCAATTACAATAATATGACCTACGAAAAATTTTCTGGTTTTGTAAATGATGTCGGCTATTTTGAAGGGAAGATAGATTGCCATAACCGACCAATTTATACCTACGATAAAGATCTGGCAGGGGAAGAACTGCTTGAAATGGCAGAAAAGGATGATTGGTTACTGTTTTCTGATAAATACAAGTATGAAGATGATGAAGAAGAAAGACTAAACGACATCATTGATGATATTCTGTATGATTTTGATGATGAACGAGGAATTGGCAGTAAAGGATATGAGGAACTGAACGATCTGGAAGACGATGCCTATGAATTTGCCTATGATCTGGGCAAAAAAGAAACTGGGATTTTGGATCTTTATATGCTTGCTTTTAAGTTGGCAAAAGAGCAACTTAATAGTCAGGTAAACTGAAATTTGCATGGAAATTTGCAGAAATTAACCGGAGGTGAAAATTGATGCTAACACAAAAAGATATTCATAATTTACTGGTGGAAAATATGTCAGTGCAACAAAAAATTGATATTTCAATGAGATGTGGCAATGATCCTACGAAGATAGAAAAGGCAGAAAAAACTGTGGCAGAAATGTGCAATCTGATCGGTGGTGCCGGTTTAGAGTATTTGAACAAAAGGATATAATAACAAAACGTCCTGCCGGGACGAATCCACAACAGAACGTTTGTTTGGGATGAACAAATAATACCATGACAGGAAATATATGTCAATGGTTCGTAACATAAAAATTGCGTTGTTGTGTATGGCAGGAGGATAAGAATTGACAGAGATTGAAGAAAAGAAAGAATATTTGAAAAGTTACGAAAGAGCCGTGCGGCAGATGGAACGGGGCGAAGAAAAAATTCGAGAAATGCGTTTGGGGCAGATTATTCCGGCGATTAATAATGACGGAATGCCCCATGCGCACAATGCCACAGATTTATCCGGATATGCAGCGCTGTTAGATGAAGCAGAGAGTCAATATATGGCAGATAGATATCAAAGGCTTAAAATTTGCAAAGAGATCACAGATAAAATAGAGTGCATGGACAATGAGGACGAAAAAGATGTACTGACATATCGATATATTCGACTGATGAAATGGGAGAGTATTGCAGTTAAGATGAATTATAGCTGGAAATGGGTACATAAGTTACATGCACAGGCCCTTAAAAATTTTAAAATGGAAAAGAGTACATAGAAGTACACACATATATTGTGGTATAGTGTAAGCAGTAAAAAAGCGTAGGAGGCTAATTCCCCTCTTGCGCTTTTACTTTTTATCTCAGGAGGGCAGATAGAATAAAGAGAGATACAGTGACCCGACAGCGGAAAAGGCTATTGCCCATGTAATGAGAGAGCGTAAGAAGCAGGAAGGTGATAACCTTGTCAAAAAGCAGTCAGAACGAAAAGGCAAAGGAAGCCAGAAAACTATATAAAAGTGGAATGAAGCTGGTTGAAATTTCAAGGCAACTGGATTGTTCTGCTGCAACTATTCGGACTTGGAAGAACCGCTATAAGTGGGATGGCGAAAGCGAAACGTTTCAAAACCAAAATGAAACGAAACGAAACGTTTCAGAGAAAAGTAAATCAAAGAAAATAGAGAAAGAAAGGGCTGTCGCACATGAGGTTGAGTCAGTAATACAAAATACGGATTTAACCGATAAGCAACATCTTTTTTGTATATATTACATTCGGTGTTTTAATGCTACCAAGGCATATCAGAAAGCATATGACTGTGATTATGCAACAGCTCTGGTGAATGGTTCGCGATTGCTAGGAAATGCTAGGATAAAAGAAGAAATTCTGCGATTAAAGCAGGAACGTTTAAACAGGGAGTTCCTGAGTGAAGCAGATATTTTCCAGAGGTACATGGATATTGCCTTTGCTGATATTAATGATTTTGTTGAAATACATGCCGGATTTGCGTTGGCAAAAGATGGAGTTGACGGAACTATTATTAGCGAAGTGAGCAATACAACGAATGGGATTAAGATAAAGCTTGCTGACCGAATGAAAGCCTTGCAGTGGCTTACGGATCACATGGATCTTGCCACCGAGAAGCAGAAAGCGGAGATTGCATTACTGAAAGCCAAGGTACAGACAGACGATGGCGAGGAGATTGCAGACGATGGGTTCCTTGATGCTCTGAACGGCACAGCTGCGGAGGACTGGGGCGATGAAGAAAATTAAGAGAATTTTCAAATTCAAGCCGTTTTCCAAGAAACAGCGCATGGTGCTGAACTGGTGGTGTAAGGATTCACCTGTAAAGGACAGCGACGGCATTATTGCTGATGGAGCAATCCGATCCGGTAAAACGGTGAGCATGTCACTTTCGTTTATTATGTGGGCGATGAGCTCATTTAATGGCGAGAATTTTGCCATGTGTGGTAAAACAATCGGTTCTTTCCGAAGAAATGTACTGTCTGGATTAAAGATGATGCTCCATAGCCGCGGTTATACCGTTGCAGATCATCGGGCTGATAATTTGGTTATCATCACAAAGGGAGATGTGACCAATTATTTTTATATATTTGGCGGCAAAGACGAACGATCACAGGATCTCATTCAGGGTATTACCTTGGCTGGGGTCTTTTTTGATGAAGTTGCGCTGATGCCGGAAAGTTTCGTGAACCAGGCAACCGGGCGATGCTCTGTTGATGGTTCTAAGTACTGGTTCAACTGTAACCCGGACGGACCGTATCATTGGTTCAAGACCGGATGGATTGATAAGCGAGAAGAAAAGCATCTGTTGTATTTGCATTTTACGATGGATGATAACCTGAGCTTGTCGGAGAAAATCAAAGAACGATACCGCAGCATGTATACCGGTGTTTTCTATCGCCGGTATATTCTGGGACTATGGGCGATGGCAGAGGGCATTATTTACGATATGTTCGACACTGCCAAGCATGTGATTTCCAGTCTGGCTGATCTGACCAACGCAAATTATTATGTGTCCTGTGACTATGGTACGCAGAATGCAACAGTATTTCTGCTGTGGTGCAAAGAGCGCTCCGGGCGGTGGGTATGCTGCCGCGAGTATTATTATTCCGGCCGTGACGAAGAAAGACAGAAAACTGATACCGAATATGCGGATGATTTGGAGCAGTGGCTTGCCGGGATAAAGCCGGTAAAGATTATCATTGATCCGTCAGCGGCGTCGTTCATAGCAGAACTGAAAAAGCGCGGCTATGCGATCAAGAAAGCGAAAAATGATGTACTGGACGGTATACGTTTTGTGGCATCCCTGCTGAATCAGGGGAAAATTGCAATCAGTGACCAGTGTCCGAATACAATCAAAGAATTTGGATCGTACATATGGGATCAGAAAGCATCGGAACATGGAGAGGATAAGCCGGTGAAACAGCACGATCATGCAATGGATGCGTTGAGATACTTCTGCTATACGATCATTCGCAAGTCGGGAAGCATCGGTATTTTGAAATGAGGTAGAAAATGAAAAATATGAAAGTAAATATCCTTGGAACTGAATGGAACATACATATTGTAAAAGAATTTCCAGAACATTTGAAAGAGCATGAGGAAACCGCAACAGGACTTTGCAATGGCTTTGATAAGGACATTTTTGTAAAGAATATGTCTGATTGTGATTGCAAAGACAAAGAGCAGCTTATCAAAAATGTTATGAGACATGAAATTCTTCATGCATTCTTATTCGAAAGCGGACTTTCTGAAAATGCCGGATTTTCCGGTTGCTGGGCAACAAACGAAGAAATGGTCGATTGGTTTGCAATTCAGTCACCGAAGATTTTTGACGCATATCAGAACCTTGGTATTTTAGGAGAATAGCAATGGACATTGAAACAATGAGACAACTGATAAAAAAATATGAA